TTAAAGCTTGACGATAATCTAACCAAGCTTGTTTATTATCTAAAGTAACATCAGGTAATACTGTCCAATCAGAAGCAGTTAATAATTCATTTCTTTTAACTCTAATATCTCCCCAGGTAGGAGCAGGAGGAGTATAAGGAACTAATTCTGCTTCTCCATTTTCTATTTCTTTTTGTATATTATCAAAATGTGGGGAGGTTTTTGAGATAGTTGTTACAACGTTATTATCGTCGTAATATTTTACAAACTGCTTTTCTGGGTAATCAATATACGTTTTCATATTTTAAAGTTCTGCGTTAAGCATTGTATTATTAAATACCACAGCAAATACACCAGGGTTTATAGTAGAATTTGCATATACAAAAAGTCTATCTTTGCTACTACCGGTTACAAGGTCGTATATCGATGAGTAAGCATGCGTACCTATTGTATAACTAACAGCTGGTGAGATTCTCATTACTACTGGTAGTAATATTGTATATTCAGAAGCTGTACCGACATTAGTGTAACCTTGTATAGATATATTATCTGCATAATACTGAAAATATCTTTGACAAAGAGCTAATTCTGTTTGAATTGGACGGTACTCAAAAGGTGTAGCAACTGAACCGGTTTCGAATTGAACACCTGTAGTCTGCCAGGTTGCACCGGTATTTGACCAGAGATTAACTGATCCTGGAACGTTGGTTGAAGACCCACCAGGTATAATACTAAACCATGTATTAGTGTTATTATTAATTATATCTGTTCTATTACCTAAAAAATAATCAATTCTAAGACCACCTAAACTAGTATCTGTCCAGTTACCTGATGTAGGCCCAGGTATTATAATTGTTTTGTACTCCCAGGTATTGATGGTATTAATTGTGTATGTCGTTAAATACCCTATTCCGGATCCTGCATCTCCTTTGTTATTACTAATAAGAATAGGGTAATTACCAGCAACACTCGATTTAACCCAAAATGAAAGAGTGCATGTTTTAGCATTTGTTGTACCCCATGCTAAATCATACATATTTAATCCTTCTACTATTTGTACAAACGACTTACCAACGTCACCGGTTGTAACAGTAGCAGCTGTCTGCACGGTTACTTTTGCGGAATATGCAAATCCGGATGGACCGTCTTGTACTTGTTGAGACTTCCAAGTGCCATCTGTTGTGTTACCCGATCCACCAAAACGAAACCTATCAACAATATAGTTCGTACTTGCTCGTGTCCAGGTTTGTTGAACACCAGCATATCTTTGATCAATACGCATATCCCCATTGATAATTTTATTTTTAAAAGAAAAATTAGTATTTGGTGTAAGCGCTGAAAGCGCAATTTTAAAGAGAGACGGAAAACCTCCATTATAATCCCATAACAATAATTCACTACTATTTGACGGGTTTGTAATAAATGTTTTATTATGTATAGCAGTAGGTAATAAATTTGCCGATAAAGCTTGTGTAGATGTACTAAAAGTTAAATTAATATCATCAGTATCAAAATAAGTTAAAGGTATATTTTGTTGTATACCTGCTACAGCGTTATCTAGTATTAATAAATCATTATTAATGGTAACTAAAGAATCTCCAATACATTGAGTTCCAGGAATAGGGTTAGAATTAGTCGTATTACCTGTACCTGTATTAGGTGTAGAACCGTTTATATAGTAATAAATGTTAGACATATGTTAATTAAATTTTATTAATGCTTCCTGTAGTACCGTAGCTATGTCTACCACCGGGGACGGTTCCGCTGCCTGTAATACTACTTTGTACATTACCGGCCTCATATTGATAGTAAAAATTACCACCACCATAAGAGAATGCCATAGATTGTATAAAATGATAGCCTTCTGCTAATACGAAATTAGAATTATGTACAATCATTCCTTGAGATTCAGATACAAATTGACCTTGTTGATGACAATCAGATACTAACGGTTTATCAATTTCTTCAATATCAGCTACGTGAGTTAAATAACACCATCCACCGCTAGACCAGTGACTCTGATACAGACTTAATTCAACAGGGTCCCCGGTTATAAAGCTTACTCTATAATTAATATTACTAGTGTTATTACCACCTGCAATCCAATCACTATTAAAATTTAACATAGGTCCGTTTTTACTTCCAATGTCACCACCGAGAACAGTCCAATGACTATCACTAAAAATACTAAAAGCAGATGGATATTGGTTTTGAGCGTTCCAAAGATAAAATTTAGGAGCTGATCCTCCAGTAAGCCATGTTCTACCAAAGCTAATTTCTGTAGTAATATTACCAGTGTTACCTGTTGTTCTTAAACAACCGATAAAACGCTTACTTAAATCATTTTTAAATACTCTAACACCTGCTAACATAGTACGAAGATTAGCACCACTAGGAATAATAGGTACAGTGTTTTTAGTTCCTGATGATTTAACTTTATAATCAAAACCAGTTACACTTTTCCAATCTACAAAAGAGAGACTAAAACTAGTACTAATACTATCATACGATAGATAAATGTCGTAATTAGCATCAGGACGTAACCCGTAATTATTTAAATTAAAGGCAAGAATTTTTGGTAATAATTGTATCTGCCAAGTAGATGTTCTTGTGTTGTATAGTCCAACAGCATTACCTTGAAACGGATGTAAATAAATTGTATTAATACCTATCTTATCACTTGTAACTATAGGTAAGTTAGGGTCAAGAGAAAGTCTTAAACAAGCAAAAGGAGAAGCAAAATTTGTCGTAACGTTATCTATTAAACTATTTGAATTTAATAAACCTTTATTAAGGTTACTAAAATTATCATTAATTTTTATTAATGAATCTCCAATACATTCAGTATCGTATATAGGTAATACGTAGTTAGCCATTATATTTTATTTAAGCTTAAAAAGAAAGCCTTTCAAGCTAATGAAAGGCTTTCCTAATTTATTAATGTAATGTATCTTAGATATACTCTAAGGTACGAAGTCTACGTTCTGTCTGTCCCCAAGCATTAAAACCATTAGCAGATAATACAGCGGTCTGTAAGTTGTTTGCTGCACTAAGTAGCTTGATGCCAAAAGAAGTACGATCAGGTAATATACCGTAAATTACAGTATTATGATAAGCTCTATCCCAGAAAAAACTAGCGGTACCTGATGATAAGCCTGTCCCAGCAGTATTTATAAATGATGCAGAAACAATTTGGGTAGTTGTTAATGCTACTGGAGGGTCGTTATAAACTAATCTAAAAGCAGAATTACTTGCTGCAGAAAGACAGATACCATTAGTAAATGAATATAACGGACCGATGGGTTCTTCGTATTTGTAAACTGTTGCCATATATTATATTTATTCTACTTAGACGTTTTTTTTACTAATTATTTTTAAAAATGGGAAACCCCGTCATTTCTGACGGGGTTTCTTTCGTTGAGTATTTTTTGGTTAACCTTAGAGGTAAACTGCGACCGAACCAGGTGTGAACTGCTGACCGAGACCGGTACAGATTATCAAGTGATAATAGAGGTTCGCACCGAAGATGTGATCAACAACACCGTAACGGGTTAAGAGACCGACGCGAGGACTAAAGTCGTTCGGGCCGATTGTTCTTTGGACCATGACGGGGATGTACGGACAGTAAACAATACCGGTATCGTAGTACTCAGGACCCTTATACCCTAAGAGGGCATAATCGATCGGAGCGGTACGTGTACCACTGTATTGTGAGCCAGTTGGATTGTATCCAGTGTTGACTTCAGATTCTGTACGTGTATCACGATAGATCTGGAAACGACCACCAACAGCTCCGACCTTAGCGATGCCAACGGGTGTAGTGTTTACACTACCGGTGACGGGCTGCCAGGTGAAGTTGGGGAGGGTCTCAAGAATGGCACAGATACGAGGTGTAGCAATAATGAAATTAGCTGCACCACGACGGTTACGAATAGCGACACGGTTTGCTTCAACAACAACGCGGTTGTAGAAGTCACGTGCACGCTCACCACTCCAACGGCCATCAGCCGAGAGAGCAGACCAGACTGAGAAACCAGTACCAGAAACACCATTACCACCAGGTCCGCCTGCATTTAAGCAGGTCTGAACCATACGCATGATCATTTCACGGTCGATTTCTGCCTGAATTTCGTAAGACATTGCGTTGGTTAATTCAGCGTCAATGTCAATACCATTCATGTTCTTAAGATCTTGTTCGAGTTCAACAGACCACTTAGCAGCGAGACGGCGTGTGCCGGCTTCAACTGCTGTCTTCTCGAAGGAAACGGTCATTTGAGGTATGTTTGAAGTTAATTCAAACTGGCTGAGAAGCTGGGCTACGCCAGAATCTTCTACCAAGTTACCCCAATAAGCACCAGTTGTATCACCAGAGAGGAAAGCGCTAGAAGTACCAGTGAACGCAGTGTTCAGGTAATTATAGCCAACTTCCTTACCGCTAGAGGACTGCTGAGGACCACCAACATAAGTGCTGGTTAGGTTACCGTCGCCGCCCTGTCCGAGAGGTGAACCCTCGTACTTATAGCGCATGGCGAATGCAAGTCCAACAGGTCCGGTCATGGGCTGTACACCAACGATCTCATTTGTGATGAGTTCGGGGAATGTACGGCGGATCATGGGGATAAGGACCTTAGGAAGACGAGCATCACCCTTGGCGTAGGTGTCAGCGCTGAACTGATTAGCGGTATTTGTACCGCCACCAGCGTAGCTGTTGGCACCGAAAACGCCACCGGAGTTAGTGTTATTAGCTTCAAAGCACCACTTCTCCTGGTTTTCCAAGAGGATGGCGGTGTTTAGACGGGTGTTTTCGTTCGAGATAGCAGAAACCTTGTCAGAAGAGTAGTCCAATACTGGTGCCCACTTTTCGACGAGGGTTTCGGCCTTGTCTTTATTGATATGAAAAAGTTCCATAGTTATATTATTCTCCTTTATTTAAAATAGGAATTCGACCTTGTGAGTATGAAAGATTAGACTTAGTGTCTAAGACGGAGCTTAGATCCATCTAATTTCTTCATCTCATTCAGATATCCGCCAACCGCAGGTTCAGAAACCGGGGCCGGTGAAGAAATCTCTTCTTGGATAAGTTCGGTTTCAGGGCGGTCAACGGCCTCAACGATACGCTGAGCGACTCCTTCCTTCGCAACTTCTTCCTGTTCAGAG